TATTGGTCCATTGTTGTCAATCCATACTTTATTGTGGTAAAGAATCCACTTGCTATCAGCTAACTTGTAGTACAGGTATACTCTACCACTTAGGTCAGTATCTTTTCTCTCTACAATAGATCCATTAGGCCTCCAGTTGTGTGGTCTATTGCCTTTTTTCCACATTGTAGCTTTGACTTTCTCATAGATTTCTGCTGGCATTTCTTTACCCTTGTTAAATGGTACATTGCCTTTTTTAAATCTAAACTTTTTACCACCTTCAATGAGATTTGTTCTACCAGAAGACTCTGACTGTTTAAATTCTAATGTCTTTTTAAGGCCCATTGTAGATGCTCTGCTAGCAACTTGAGAATAGCTGAGTCCTAGATCATCTGCAATACCTTGAGTCCTTTCATGAGGGAATCTTTGTCTTATGATTTCATTCTGTGTCATGTCTGTAATAATTTCTGTAATTTTTAAAAGTCCAATCATTCATTTGTAAATACATTACTACAATAGCTTGTCTCATTTTCTTTGTTCTAAACTTATTCTTGCAATAAACTCTTTTAAATTGCAAAGCTTTAACATCTAGTTCAATCATAGCTCCTCTACTTTGTAACCATTGTTACTATACCATTGTGGTGTCTCTGGTAGGTCATCAGGATACTTCTCATCTTGTAGGCATCCGTTGTGGTCAAGGTAGCAATACCACCAAAATCCACCTAACTCTTCAACTGAGTCCTCTAACCATACTCTGTGTGTGTTTTTCATTTTATTCTGATTTAAAGTTTTCGTTGTAGTAATCGTCAAAGCCTAAGAAATTATCATTATATTGATTATGGTTAATATAAATATCTAACATCTGCTCCTTCTCCATTTCTTTAGCTTTATACATTGCTATTCTTAACTCCTCAGATATTATGAATCTACAAGAGATTTCATCTATAAGGAATTTAACTGCTGTGTCTTTCATAGCTCCTCAATTTTTAAGATTAATTCTGGCCATCTGTCCACTAGTAGAATGGCATGGTGTTGATCGTATGCCTTCACTATCTTGAAGGACTTGTCTTTCATTGTGACTCTGTATGTTTTCATTTTTAGCTCTTAGGTAGTTAATGTATAGTAAGATGTTAAAGTGACCTCTCTTGGTCCAGTAGGACTCAATATCAGCTAAGTTCATGTTCTTCAATTTGTCCGTTGTTACATCCACACTCTTCTTCTGTGTAGTGAATTTCATTTCCAAATGTGCAGTAGTGTACCTCTACAGTACCCTCTCCATTGCAGTCAGGGCAAATCATAGCTCACAAGTTTTAATGATTTTATACTGCTTGTGCTTGAATTTACTGAGGTTTCTTCTCCTAGTAGGAGTAGTCAAGTTGAATTCTTTAATCAACATGTTGTAAGTATTCCAAATTGACTTCCATCTTGTTGCTGGCTCAGAGTCTTTACCAAATTGATCCATTACAAATAGGTACATGTCCCAACTTTTTGTCTCTTCTTGAATGATGTGATTAATTAAATTTTGCATGTTACTTTGATTTAAGGGTTAAAATTTTGATAGTTGCTACTATGCTGTATAGTATCAATAAATAAACGATTTTTCCTTCCATGTGTTTGGTTTTTGTGTTAATAATTATGTAGCAAAGTTAAGAACTCTTTTCACTTATGCAAATTAATTAACATATTTTAACATTTGAAAAGATAAAAAAAGGGATAAACTATCACTAGATTATCCCTCTTAGGTGTTATTGTAACCAAACAATATACATGCGTGACAAATATAATTATTTTTTTCTTCTGAGAATTAATTTTATTAACTTTCCTATCAAGCCTGACTGCTCATTCACATCTACATTCACTTCACCATTGGTGACTTGTACATCTACCTTCTCAGTATCTATTTTTAAGCTCTTAGAATCACTTTCTTTATGAAAGTCTACGTCTACTTTGGGAGTGTCTACTTTAACGTCTGTAACACCATCTTTACGTGTCACTTTAATGTCAACATTCTTAGTGTCAATGTTGATGTTGATGTCTTTTTTCTTTTTTGGTTCTTTCATTATGCTTCGTTTGTTGAGATTCTACCTTGACTCTCTAATTTTATTACTCTTACATTAGCTGGCTGTGCTATTTTCCACTCAGTTCTTCGTGCCTGGTGCAATCTTACTTTAGCAATTCGCATGATGTTAACTTCATTGCCTTGATTACCACCAATGATATGGTAGTGTGTTCTATCCTCACCAACATACAAGCCTACATGACCTCCGCCATCTCTCTTGAAGGTTAGTACATCACCTAGCATTGGTTGATTGACGTGTGTGCCATACTTTGCCCAGTTTAACGCCCAAAGTGGACCATCTACTACTTGAACACCAGCCTTGTGAGCACAAATAGCAATGAACAAACCACACCAGGGAATCTCATCATTAGTGTATGCCTTAAGTCCAAGCTCTTTAGCCCAGTCTAAGATGATAGGGTTGTGTTGTTTACCTACAATCTCTTTAGTACCTATCAATTTGATAGCTTGTACTAAGATTTTCGGAGCTTTCTCCTCTTTTAACCAGTTATATTTCATAGTATAGTATTATAATAACTCCCATATATAGTCCACATACAAATCCTACCACAAATTCCATCATTTTTGTACTGTTAATTGAGATAAAGTAGCTCCAATAGTGCCAGCTGTTACTAAGTATCCAGCCATATCTACTACAATAGTAGGGAGTGTGAATGGTGAAGTCAATAAGACAGCTCCAATAGTACCAATAGTAATTGATAAGTTACGAACTCTAAGCCAAAAATTAGGAGTCTTGGCACACCATCTGTCTCTTAGTGTCATCTTGTTATCTGTATTTCGATTAGTTTCTTAACTGATTGAGTCAACTCACTGATGTGCTCAGCAAGATGCTTAATTTCAAGCTGTGTCATTTTTTCAATTGAGTCACTTCTAAATCTTGACTCATTATCTACCAGGTCAATCTTGCCTCTTAGAGCTCCAACATCACCGATTATCTTTTTTTGCTCATCAACTACAGCTTTAATATCACCATGTACATTCTTAAGGAAGTATCCAATGCCAGATAATAAAATTGTAATTATTGTAAACGCTACCTCATTAAATCCCATCTTATGCTGGTGTTGTTAGTTGTACAATTCTTTCCAAATAACTACCATTTAATGGGTTACTTTTTCCTAATGCAATACAAATGTCATGATAGTGATCACCTGTGCTTCTGTCTAACCTAACCCCTAATTTTATAGCTATATCAGCAAGTCTATCACCAGTAACTTCTTCAGCTTTATATTCTTGAGCTATAGCTTCAATCCATGAGCCATTAAGTGGTTCATTTACATTGATGTTGTTAGCCCATTGTTCAATTAATATCATAGTATCAGTATTGAATTATTATAACCATTTTCTCTCATCCCACCACAAGGGCATCCACTATGACATTGACCTATGCAATTGCAAGAACATTCGTCTATCATTGGTCTAAGGTCAGTGTCTCTGTTTGTTTTATCTGTAAAGCCCGGATAAAGGTCTTTGTTAGCTATTAAATATCTGATTAATCTTTGCTCATAAAATGAAGCCTTTTGTGCATAGTGCTCCATTCCAAATGCTACCTCATTTCTACTTACAGATGCTGAGTAGTCACCAAACTGAGTTTGAAGTCCTTTGTTTTTTAACTGATAAGTCAATCCAAAGATAGCATCTTCTGCTGACCTCCAAGCTATCACTGGCTGAATGAACTCTACAAGTGTTGTCTCATCATTGGTAAGTGCTTGTATATTGTATCTGTTAAGTAGATATTTATAGTAGGTTGTACCAAGTATAGGCATCACTCTAAGCTGTGCCTGAGTTGCTATGTATGGAGTAACGTCAGTCACATCTACATTGGCTGTGATTGGTGTGTTGACCTTAAGGTAAGTCTCTGTTATAAAATAGATCATAGTGTTGGTGTTTCAGTTGGCATTACGTCACCACCTTCTATAGGAGGTAAAGATGCAAGAGCTCTCACTTCATTTGGAGTCATTGCATTAAGTACTTTTGTAGCCACCAATGGTGATAGTGAGTTGATAGCATCAGCTGTTTTAGATGCGTCACCTTCAATCTCTACAATTGTCTCATTGATTATTTGGAAGTTGTTGATAGTGTATGTACCTGGTATCTTAGCAATCTCTAAAAGCTCATTGATAATCTCTTCTACTTGTGCTCTTAATGGCATTACTACATTCTTTTCAAATACCACATAGGCTTGCTTGATATCAGCTCCACCACCTAATGCACCAGTAGTACGAACACCCATAAGGATAGGATCAATTGTGTGAGCAAAACAAATCTGTTCAGTGTTCAAAGCTGATGCCTCATGAAAGAGTTTATCATTGCCATTTGTTGGTAAAGATTCAATCTTAGGTAGTTGGTCCGCTGAGTTAGCAAAGAATGCTACAGCTTTCCCAGCATTAGCTGCACCTTTTAACCTATCAATAGTAGCCTTAATCATTGACTTCTCCTCTTCTGACTGTGGTCTCTTAGGAAACATCATAGCAAAGGAAGGGAACACACTATTTTGAATGTTACTTTTTGCGAAGTATGAAAGCTCACCACTAAGGAATGCAAAGTTAAGAGCTGAGGTGTACTGTGGTAGTGAGTAATATTCTTGACCTAATGTCATTACTTCATAAACATACAACTGCTCAGATTCTGTGTTGCTTGGATGGTATTTC